ATAGGGAGTGAATATGCTGCTATGGCAGCTATTTTTTGGCGTGCCGGCTTAACTTATCTGCGTTTTGTCCAACTCGTAGCAGCCTGTTTTTGCTGTACTTCCCCTGGGATGACCAACACTTCGTTGGACAGTTTTAGCGAGGCGGCTTAGCGCGGCGGTGGTACTTGCCGTCGGTATAGCGGCGCGTCATCGCCTCGCCCTTGTGGCCAAGCAATCGCTGTGCAGCGCGCACGTCCTCATCATTGGCCAGCAGCGCGTCCACGCCAGCCCTGCCGCGCAAGTCGTGGATTCGCAGCCCTTCAACGCCAGCGGCGTTGCGGGCCAGGTTGAACTGCTTCCAGATGCCCGCATAGCTCCAGCCCTTGCCGTGCGCGCTCTTGAGGAGGTGCCCGGTGCGACCCCATTTGTCGGCGCACGCATCGACCGCCGCTCGCAGTGCAGGGGACCACTCAATCAAAAGCCGCGCGCCGGTCTTCTCCTGCACGATTCGGACGCCGTCATCCGCCACGCTGCTCCACGTGATGCCAATAAGGTCGCTGATGCGCTGGCCAGTCAGCAGCGCAAGCTCGAGCATGAGCGGCACCGCAGAGCAGGCCTCGCCGAGATCCAGTGCAGCCTTGCGCAGTGCCTCGATTTCGTCGTCAACCACGATGCGCACGCGTTGCTTGGTCTTGATGCGCTTCGTATCCGTGGCGGGGTTGTGGCCCTCGCGCAGCCCGTCTGCCGCTGCGAATGACAGCACCTCCACAAGCATGGTCCGGTGCATGTTGTGTGTGCGTGCCTTTGCGGCCAGCGGCTTCAGGTAGTCTCGGCAGTGCTTTGCCGTTACCTGGGCTGGCGCGAGATCCGCGAATCGCTTGCTCAAAAGGGCCGCGACACGCTCCTGGTCTTTGGCTACTTCAGTGCTCCAGTCCCCGCGCTTGCTGTCCAGCCAGCGGACGATGACGGCCGGCATGAGCTCAGTGCCGGCTGCTGTGTCCGTCAACTCGGCCAGTGCCCGGTACATCGCCGGCAACCCTTGACGCACGCGCGCGAGCTTGTGCCACTTGCCGTCCGCGTCGACGTAGTACCAGGCGCCGTGCCGCTCGTAGACGCGCCGAGGCAAATCCCTGCTCATGCTGGACGCAGCTCCGGTGTTGAAGGTCCGCGCCGACCCTTCTTGGTCGACCCGTCGGTGCAAACGGCTTCGTAGTGCGCGCGCTCCAGAATCACCTGGCCGGTGACCTTTGAGCGGCGCGCGCGCCAGAAGCCCTGCCGATACAGCTCGCGCAACTGCGCTGCGGGCTGGGTGTAGTCGGTCAGGGTCTCGATCTCCTTGGCGCTGAGGATCAGGTCGCTCGAGCTCACCGTTGGTCTCCTTCAAATCCAAACATGTCGTCGCCGCGGCTGAGGTGCCGCGTCAACCACGCCTTGGCCGCGCTCGGTTCGCGGTCGTGCTGGAGGTGGCAGCGCTGGCACAGCGCCGCCAGGTTGTCGTCGTCGTTGTGCTCTGGGATCTGGTCCAGGTGCGCGATCGTCAGGACGATCAGCACCATGTGGTCCAGCTCGTAGTCGCTGTGCCGGTGCTGCTCGGCGAGCAGCTCGCCCGTCTCGGCGTCGTAGAGCTGGGCATCGGCCGTCATGTAGGTGCCAGCGTGCCGGCCCGCCCCGCGCGCGATGCGCTCGCGATCCGGCGCGCGGCAGCGCTTGCAGCGGTACTCCTCGCGCTGGAGGATGCGCTTGCGGACCGCAGGCCAGTCCTTGCCGTAGCGCGCCTTGTTCTCGGGCTTGATGGGCATCAGGCGCCTCCCTTGGCCAGCGCATGCGCGACGTGACGGGCGTAGGTGGACAGCGCGCGCCAGTAGGCCGCCATCGGCGCCTTGCGGCGCCCCCAGGCCTTCTCTGCTTCAGCGTCGGCCTGTGCGCGCAGTTCGCGCGCCAGGCGCTCCAGCGGCTCGCGCTGCTCTTTGGGAAGCTCCATCAGTGCTCGGCCTGCAGGCAGCCGCAACAGCGGGTTGATGTAGCCCATCAGGCGCCTCCTGCAGCCCTTGCGCACTGCGGGTGCTCCCACGATCCACGACGCACCGCCTGCTCGCCTGCAGAGCAGCCGCAGGCTGCGCTCTGCTGCTCCCCGGCCGGTGCCGCAGCGAGCATGACGCGCGACATTGCGTCCATCAGCCCCCTTCCGCCGCGCGGAAACTCCTTTTCCGCTGCTCTCAGGGCATCTGCGGTATCACGCGAAATCGTTCGGATCGCGGCGCCGATATAGATCGGCGCAACTTCCATTTGCTGCCGCTGATCTGGCGTCATCCAAAGCGCCGCGTGGGTCAGCCTACTGGCATGCGTATTCACGCTGTCCAGGTTCATCCACGGCGTCAACTCGCCCGGCACACGGAAGAAGCGAACGATCCAGCCGTCCGGCATCTTTGGCTGCACTCTTGGGGCAGCAGCCAGTCTCAGCACGTCGGCAACGAGAGCCCGTACGTCGCTGGCATTGCACTCGCCGTCCGGCGCCAGGCGCTGCGCGATCAGCGCCTCGATTTGCGCGGGCAGCGGCTGTGCCACGGTGGTGCCCGTGCTTTTCGGCTCCCAGTTCGGCAGGGCTGCGAAGTCGCTGTTGCGCGGCGCGGTACAGGGCCAGCATGCATCGGTCATCGTGTGCCCTGGTCCTTCGTGCTTGCAGGTGCTGCAGGTGCGCCTGGTGGGCGTGGTGTTGGTGTCGTGGCTCATATCAGCAGTCCTCGTAGGCCATCACGCGCGGGAACTGCTCGCCTGCGGCGATGGACTCGGCCAGCAGCTCGGCCATGCTTTGCGTCTGGAGCGGCGCGCCGTCCTCGCTGACGCGCACGTGGATGCGGTGCAGGCCCGCAGGCGTGATCTCATCGCTCTCGGCCGCGTCCTCGTAGCAGCCAGGGCCGTCCTGCTCGCGCGCGGCGGCCAGCGTTTCGGCGAATGTGTAGCCGGCCCAATAGGCGCAGTCGTCCCAGTGCCAGACGCGGATCTCCGGCGCCTGGGTGGCGTTCTCGTTGCTCATTCGTCCTTGTCCTTTCCCTTCTTCACGACCAGGAACGCGCCCACGGCGATCGCTACCTCGGACAGCAGGGTCACCAGGTAGGCCGGGATGGGTTTCCCGCTTTGGATGTGGTCGGCGACGGCGTGGAACATGGCTGCCGCGGCCTTGGCAATCTCGGGGGAGACGGTCGGCAGACCCACGGCTCAGGCCTCCTCTGCGACGGCGACCCGGGCCACGAACAGCGGCCGAACGCCGTTGCCCACGTCGCAGGTGCCCTCGGTGTACGGCTCGGTGGTGCGCTCGACGGCCGTGTAGCGCTCGCACTGGCCGCGCTGAGGGCAGCCAACCCCGTAGCACGCCGGCTTCGCGCCGGCGATCTGTTCGGTGGTCGCGGGCATGCTCAGGCCTCCACCGGCGCCTTGGTGCGCTTGCACGCGCCGCAGCCGCGGCACTGCCGGTCGGCCAGCTCGACCGTGATACCCAGGCTGCTGGCGGCCACGGCGGCGATGCTGCGACGCTGGTCCTCGATGAGCGCTTCCGCGTGTGCCTCCTCGCGGGCGATCTCAGCGACGGTCTCGGGCGAGAGGTGCATCAGCGTCGCTACATCGCTGATCGCGGTGTCCGTGCCGTTCTTGGCGTCGATCTGGCGGACGCCCGCGACGGCAGCGGCAACTCGGAATCGTGGCGTGATGGTCATGGCGGCTCCCTTGGTGTTGTTGTCAGTGCTTCAGCGTCTCGACGGCGCGGGCCTGCGCTTCCTCAAACGAGGCGGCGGCCATGCGCGCCATGTGAGCGCCGCGCTCGCGGCCGTACAGCTCGGACATGAAGCAGAAGGTGGCGCCCAGCAGGCCGGCGATGACGCCCATGGAGACGTCCGGGCCGCCCTTCTCATGCATGGCGGTGATGACGGGCAAGGTCAGCTTCACAAAGAGCTGGGCGCCAACTTCGGTCGGGTCGCCGCTGATCACGGTGGCGCCGTCGGGGATCGCTTTGAGGTTGATGTTGTCCATAGGTGAGCTTTCTTGTGATGGCTGGTGCACGCGCCCGCGGCGCGTGCGGTACTTGCTGCGGAGGGTCACGCTGCGGCCTGGAGCTGGCCGGCCACGCCGTTCTCGATCCAGTGCGCCTCGATGGACGGCGGCAGGCTGGAGGGCAGAGCCTTCAGCGTCCCGAACACGAGCGCGGTGCCTAGCTCCTCGTTGTCCGCCAGCAGGTCCAGCCACTGCAGCAGCTGCGCGCGGCCGGGCAGGTCCAGCACGTCGAAGCGATCCAGCACCAGGAGACGGGCGCCGGACACGTAGCCGATGGCCTCGGCCAGCATCGCGTCGCACCTCCAGCGCTCGCTCTCGCTGAGAAGTCGATACGGGCGCCAGGCGCTGCGTGCGCTGTCGGCCGCGGCCACCACCTCCATGTCCAGCGTCACCATCACCTGGGCCCAGCCCGAGTCCTCAGCCGACTGGATCAGCCGCTCGTTGAGCGGCCCCATCGCCTCGCCGAGCAGCTCGGCCGGGATGCCGTCCGGCGACAGCGCATCAGCCAGGGCGTCCCATGCGGCGACATCGGCAGCGTGCCGCGTGGCCTCGCCAGTCTTGATGTCGGCGGCTGCTGCGGCAGCTTGCTGGGCCTTCAGCGCATCCTGCTTCTTGATGACTTCGGCGCGCTCGGCGCGGCGCTTCTCCAGCGTGCCGCGCGTGGACTCGGCCATCGTGCTGTCGAACGGCTTGGCTAGCTCGGCGCGGATCGCGTCGATCTCGCCGGCGGCGCGCTGGGCGGCCTCGAGGTCGCGGCGGTCGTTCTCGACGGCGCGGGTGGTGATCCTGATCGCCTCCTCGAGCGCGGGGATGCGGGCCAGTGCGACCGGGTCGCCGGCCTCGGCATCCAGGGGGCCGTGCGCCTTCTCGTAGGCCTGGAGCGCCGCGTGGCCGGCGTCGCATGCCTTGCTCGCTTCCGATTGAGGGAAGGGCCAGCACTCCTTCAGCATCCCGCTGACAGCGCGCGCAAGGTCGTGCACCAGGCCCTCGCGCGAGCCGCCGCCGGCCGCGGCGCGCACCGCCTCCAGCTCAGCCGTCAGGCGCTGCAGCTCGCCCTCTTCGAACGCAGCCTTCTTCTTGATGCGCTCCAGGCGCTCGGACAGCTCCTGCAGCTGGCCCAGCTTCTTGCTCAGCTCATCGCGGCGCTGCTGCTCGCCCTCCAGCCTGCCGATCATCTGCTGATAGCTCGCAATGGCTTCGTCCAGCTGCTGCAGCTCGGCGGCCAGGGCCTGGGCCGCGGCGGCATCCACCGTCACGGCCGGAGCGCGCCAGCCCTTCGCCTTCTGGCTCCCCCAGGTTTCATTGGTGACGGCACGCCAGGCGCCCTTGGCCTGCGTGGCCATGTTCTTGGCCTCGGCGCACGCGCTGTCGAAGCCGGCGCGCAGCAGGGGTGTGATGCGCTCCACCTTGGCCTTGGCCAGGCCCTTGGCCAGCAAGCGCTCGCCGATCGCCGGGCCGTCGGCCCGCAGGCCCATCAGCTCGAAGAGGAAGGCGCGCCGGTCAGTCGGCGAAAGGCTGGCGAAGCGCTGGGCGTCCAGCAGCAGCGAGACCACCGGATCGGCCTTCCGGCCTGCCAGGGTGTCCGTGATTTTCCCGGCGGCATTGATGCTCACGCCGTAGATCTCGCCGTCGCTGTCCGTCACCTGCACGGCCGCCAGGTCGGCGCCGGCGGTGATGAGCTGCGGCGCCTCCTTCTTGAGGGACACACGGCCCAGGTCGGCGGTGAGGGCCAGCGCCACCGCGTCGCGCACGCTGCTCTTGCCCGCACCGTTCTGGCCGCAGAGCAGCTGCACCGGCGCCACGCAGCGCACGTCCACCGCGCGCGCCCCGAGGAAATTCGTGATGTTGATCCGTTCGAGGCGCATGGCTTACTCCAGGCTGCCGAAGCTGTTGGCACCGGCGGCACGGCCCCGGCGGGCCGGCGCCGGAGCGGGGGCAGGAGCCGGGGTAGGCGGCGCGGCCTGGAGCGAGCCTTGGCCATCACGCATCTCTTCCGCGCTGGCGCGCAGGCGCTTGTACTGGGCGGTCAGCGTGCCGGCCAGATCCTGGTCGGCCAGGCCGCGCAGCTCGTCGGCCATGGCGTCCATCGTGTCGATGTCGCCGGCGTCGGCAGCGCGCTCCATGCGATCGGCGAAAGCCTCGGCATCGAAGGTCGGCGCCGGCGAGCCGGAGGCGGACGCAGACGGGACGGGTGAGGCCTTTTGTGCATCGCGCGGGGCGTTTTCCGGGACGGAAGGCGCCGGAGACGAAGCGGGAGCCGGCGCCGATGCGGGCGGCACCACCTCAGCCATGGGCGGCTTCTGGCCGACGGCGAAGTCGGGGCGCACGTCCAGCACCTGGCCGTCGTTGCCCATGTCCACCGTCATGAGGTCGCGAGCCTCCTCGCTGGTCTGCCCGCCCATGCCCATGATCACGTCCGGCGCGTGGATGTTGGCGAAGAAGGTGCCGGCGCGGTACTGGAACATCATGGTCCGCATGTCGGTCTGCCACTTCGAGCCCGGCTTGCCGTACCAGCCTTCTTCCACCACCAGCTTCATCGTCACCGGCGCGCCCTCGATGACGGGCAGTCCTGCGGCCTTGGCTTGGTCCAGCGTGTAGATGCCGGGCGGGAAGGGCATGCCCTTGGGTAGCGCCCAAGCGATGCACTGGATGTCGTCAACCTCCACCGTCCGCTCGGTCATGATCGGGCGGTTGATCTGCTCGTCCCAGCCCGTCTTCTCCTTGTAGGAGGCCTTCATGCGGCCGCGCTGCTTCATGTCGAAGCGCAGCGGGGTGAACCTTCCGCTGGCATTGACGGCGGCGATCACGAACTTGCCGCTCCAGCGCAGCTTGCCCTCGATCATGTCGGCGTTCTGCATGACGCTGACGATGGACATGCCCACCGCGCGCGCCACTTCGACAGCCACAAGGCAGTTGCCCAGGGCGGCCGGGTTCTCCACCACCTGCTCCTGCCTGCCAACCTTCTTGATGGTCTGCTGGCGGTATTGCACAGGCACGGCGTCGGAGCTGGCCAGCGCCTTGGCGATGCGGCAGGCGAGCGCGAAGCCGCGCTCGGTGAACATGTCCACCGCCTGGTCGGCGGGCATTTGAAGGGCGCGCATCGAGGACAGATCAGCGCGGGCGACCTCGGCGGTCTGGGTGGGTGCGTTCATCGTTGGTCTCTTGTGAGGTGAGGGTTTTTGGGACTTCAGCCGTGGTACTTGCAGCGGGTGCCGTGGGCTGCGCAGTAGCGCGGCGAGCACAGCAGGGACTTCGGGTTGGGTGGGAACAGGCCTTGGCTCAGCAACTGCGCGGCTATCTCGATGAGGCCGGGCGTCTCGTCGTCGCCCAGCAGCGGCGTCTTGACGTCGGCGATCTCGCCGGTGGCACACGGGCCGCCCTTGGTGGTTTGCAGGGCAACGATTTCGGCCGGGCCGTCGATACGCTGGCCGGTACCGTGCTCGGCCATCAGCGTGTAGATGCCGAGCTGCATGCCGTGCGGCTGCGTGACGGCGCGGCGCCGGCCCTGGGAGTCCAACTCCGTTGCGGCGGCGCCGGTCTTCAGGTCGCCAATGCCCAGCACGCTGCCGGGCAGCAGGCGCACGCGGTCGGTGGTGCCGGTGACGCGCACTGTCCCGTAGCGGGTGACGATGTCCAGCGCCGTGCACCGCAGCTCCACCGCGACATAGGTGCGCGTGGGGGCGATGTCCTGGCAGTAGCGCGTAGTCAGCAGCACCGCCAGGCTCTCGGCGTCGCGGCGCGTCATGCCTTCGTCGTAGACCACCTCTTCGGTGGGCTTCGTCAGCGCTTCGAACGAGGCCTCAACGGCGTCGCCGACGCTCACCGGCTGGCCGTCCAGGCGCGCCTGATCGTACAGCGCAGTGCCGGCGTGCACGGCGGTGCCCACGGCGCTTCGGCCGTTGCCCGGGCCGCGTAGGCCGACGATGTCTTGCCAATAGAACCTTTGCGCGCAGTCGAACAGACCGGGCCAGGAGCTGGCGCGCACCGTGGCCAGCGGGCGGCTGATGGTTGCGGTGCTCATAGGCTGCTCCAGGCGCCGGCGGCGGCGCGGACTGCGTTGATGACGGACGCGCCGGAGCGCGCCCACGTTGCGAGGGTGTTGAAGGCGCGGCGCGCCGGTTGCGTGCGCAGGCGGCGCAGGCGCATGCGGCACTGCATGCGGTGCGTGATCTCGGCGGCGTCGCTGCGGGGAAGGGAGAGGGCGGCCATGGCTCAGGCCCCGAAGAACACGCGCACCACGGCGCCAAGGCATGCCAGCGCGGCGGTGCCGGCCACGGCGATGAAATCGGCGCTCATCACGCAGCCCTCCGCTCAGCCTCAGCGATCGCGGCGCGCAGGACATTGATGCTCTGCTCCCGGTCTACGCCCTTGTGGTACTCGGCGCGGTCGTCGGAGAACTGGTAGGAGGCGCTGTGCGACGCCTCCAGGCGCGCCAGCTCGGCACGCGCGGCCTCGATGTTGAACACCGGCACCGGCGTGGGCGCCGGCTGCGGCGTGGCGGCGCGCTTCGCCGCCTGCTGCGCGCTCCAGCGCGCTTTCGTCTCGGCGACGGACGCCGCGAACTGCTCGCGGAGCGTCGCCTGCTGCGGCTGAGCCGCGGTGGCCTGGGTGGTGGTTGGGGCGGCCATCACGCAGCCCTCGCGATCACAACCGGGCCCAGCACTGTGGTGTTGTCAACAACTCGGCGCGCCTTGGGCTGGCGGTTGAAGTGCGCCTCGCACTCGGCCTGGAAGCGGGCGGCGACCTCGCGCTTCAACGGCCCGCCCACGGGGCTGGCGTCGAGCCGGAGGCCACCGAGGTGCACCCACCGGCAGGCCACGTCCCAATGCCCACCACGATGGCCCTCGACCCATTCCGCCGAGTACTCCAGCACCACCGCCTGGTCGTCCAGCTTGGACGCCACGGTGAACGTGTCGGCGCCCAGCTTCGGTGTGAGCGCGGCGCGCAGCTCGTGCGCCTCGAAGCACAGGCTGTGGACGTAGCCGCGCAACTGCGCAGCTTCGGCCTTGGCCGTCGTCAGCGCCTGCTGCTCCGGCGTGCCGCCGATCTCGCGGGCCCGGGCGATGCCCAAGGCCTGGGCCGTGGCGATGAGGGCCGCGGCGCGGGCCTGGGGACGTTGGGTGAGGGCGGCCATCACTTGCCCTCCTTGCGCGCGGCCAGCATGGCGTCGGCCTGGGCGTAGGACCTGCGGGCATCTGCCAAGCGCAAGTCATCGTTGCGACCCATGCCCTCGTGATTAATCAAGCCGGCCAGCGCGATTCCTGCGAAGTAGTCGCGCAGCGTCATGCCATCGGTGCAGCGGAACTCTTTTCCGTCGTCACTCCAGACGGCCGGGAACGCTTGGCCGCCGTCAGTGGGTTGCGGCTGCGCCGCGGGGGTCTGGAGGGGTGGGGGGTGCATGTGCGCCTCGCTTGTCTAACCGTGTATGCCTAGCCATTATTGGCTTGTTTGGCTGGATGTCAAGCCATAAACGGCTAGATGCGCGCACAAAAAAGCCCGCGCGAGGCGGGCCGGTCTACTGGGCGAGGCGTCTTAAGGAGCTATGACCGCAGCTGCACACTCTTCTTGATCTGCTGCCCTCTCCGCACCAGGGTGATCTCCACCAGCTTGCCAGGGCGGGCCGCAAGGATCGCTTCGTACCGCTGTACGTTTGCTACGGATTCCCCGTCCATTTCAATAATCATGTCGCCAACCAGTATATCCGCATCAAATGCCGGAGAGTTGTCGACAATCACTACGGCGGAAACTCCTTTATTACTCTGAAGTTCCTCTCTCTGCGATTTATCAAGATCCCTAACAACTGCGCCGAAGCGCGCCGGCTTGCGCTTAATGAAGTACCATGCCGCATAGTCGACGCGATTCACGGAAATTGGAATAAGTGACGTTGTCGTTCCAAATGTGGTTGCCGTTCCATTGCTGGACGCTCTAGCGTAGCCTCCGCTACCATATGTGGTAGCCGATCCAGAATAATAGGTGGTTGAGCTTGTTGGTGCGCTTATTGGAATACTGCTGGTGACGGTGCCTGTATATTTCGGATCGATAATTACAACAAGATCAGCCCCCACTTCTGCGCCCTGCCTAATTGCCGCATCCTCGGACTGTCGCTCTCCGCTATTGAACGAGGACGATCCAATAGGCATGTAGCCGCGCTTGATAAATGAGTTGACCTGCTCTTCTGGGCTCCCTCTGGCAATTCGCTCTACTTCTGGGGCTGGCTGCGGTGGCGCCTGCCTGACCGCGGCAATTCGATCTGCCGTCAGGCCAGACATAGGGGTGTAGAACTGCTTGTAGCTGTTGGCGCAGCCACTCAATGCAAGCGCCATAGCAGCGCATGCAATCTGAATTCTCATCTCTCCCTCCTGATGGCCGCCATGCGACCTAAGCTCTTCTATCTAAAGGGTCGTCTGTAAATCGGCCCTCTGCCTTATCTTTCTGGCCGGCACCTGTTGCGACACCCAGTACATCCATTTCACTTCGTCTTCTCGAAATGTAATGACTGGCTCTCTGTCGTTATATGAGCCCAAGCGGACGCCGCCGCGACGACTTAGCAGGCGTTTTAACAACGTCTCGCCGGAATGCAGGCGCACCAGCACATCGTCTTCTATTTCTATGGCCTCCTCGGGCTCAACAAGAACATAGCTGCCGGGCTCGTATTTCGGAGACATTGAGTCGCCCGCAACCCTGCAAATTATTGCTTTTTCATTTACGTCTGCAATTTCGGCGTACTCCTGCGCAGTCTCTGGCAAATCCCCGTCCCATACGCGATCCGGGAAGCCGCCTTGGCATGTGCCGCACACCCATACGATGCGCACATTCTTTGGTCTATAGGCAATGAACGGGCCCTCGATGTTCGATACCAGTTCGAGGCGAGGCTCGGTCGTATGCAAAAACCGCCCGAATTCTTCAGTTGATACGTAAAGCACATCAACCGAAATACCAAAGGCCTCTGCCAACTTCCGCAGGTTGGCCGCCGAGACGTTCACTTCCCCGCGTACCAGGCGCCCGATGGTGGACTGCGCAATGCCCGTGCGCCGCGCAAGAGCTGCTTGACTCTTCAGATCCTCGCTGCGCTCCATGAGCGCCGCGAGGTTCTTGCCTACGTTCGGATCGGGTGGGTCTCGGTGTCTAGCCATATATGGCGAGTTTCCGCGACCCTTCAAGCCATGTGTGGCTTGCTTGTCAAGCCATAAACGGCTAGGCTTCCGGGAGATTAACTGGAGGTCCTCATGAACGAGCCGATCATCACCTTCGTGCGAAGGCGCCTGGACGAGACGCGCGGCACCTGGGTGGCTATCGCGCAAGACAGCGGCGTGCCCTATCACACGCTCACCAAGATCGCCCAAGGCAAGACCGAGCCGCGCATCGGGACTGTCCAGCTGCTGCTCGACTACTTCAAGCGTGTCCCCGACCCCGGCGTCATCGCCCCCACTCATTCCATCGCTGGTGCTCATCCAGTCACGTTACCTGTTGTCACAGCCCCGCCCGGCCCTATCGCCGCCTCCGCTCCCGCTGTAACAGGGGATTGCAGGGCCGGAGAGCGCGCGAGCCATGCGGGCGAGCGTCAGCGCCAGGACAAGGCCGCGCTGCCGTGGCCGGCGTGCGGCGAGCGCCGCAAGGCGCCGCCTGAGGTGCCGGGATCGGGCGTGTCTACGCGCCGCCGGAATCCGGATCTGCGCAGCGCGGAGAAGGCGCTGTGAGCGGGCTCAATTGCAGGCCGGGCGACTTGGCCTATGTCGCCGAGCTACTGCCGGGGCGCCAAGGCCACCGAACCGCGCAGATCGACATTCGCGGCACTGTCGTGCGGTGCGTGCGACTGGTGGCCGCGCCCGGCCCGTCATGGGTGATCGAGCAGGCAATCCCGGTCTCGATGGTTTTTGGTGGCCGCATCTACCTCGGCGACCTCCTCTCCATCGGCGACTGCTACCTACGCCCCATCCGCGCCGCCGACGGCGAAGACGAGATGCTGCGCATCGCGGGCCGACCGGAAGAACAGGCGGTGCCCGCATGAGCGCCGCCGCCAACAAGCTGCCGCGCCAGATGCTCTGCACATGCTGCAGCCTCATCAAGCTCCGCAAGGGCTGCAAGACCGTCCCTGGCAGCGGGCTCGTGTGCGCCGAGTGCGTGACCGAGCTGCCGACTCGGACTTCGGCGCCGGAGATCGTGAAGGCACCGCCTGCCCCGCGCTATCGCAGCACGACTAGGCCGCGCCCGACGATCACAGCGCCTTGGACGCCGCGCGAGACAGACAAGCCGGCTACGCCGCCGGCCGAGCCCGCCGTGGCGCCGTCCGTCGTGCGCACGCTGCCCCCTTATGACCCGCGCTATGGCGTGGACCCGTCGTCCGTCACGCCGATGTTTTCGGCGCTGGGGATCGGGCGCTACCTGCCGGAGGGCGAGACGGCATGAGTGGCCTGCGTCTGCGCCAGGGCGGCGGCGCGCCGTCCTTCTGCTGGGTCTGCAATCGCCAGCTGCAACGCGCCCCAGGCAAGGGCCTCGGGCTGTTCTATTTCCACGTCGTCGCTGATCGCGGCGGCCATGAGCACCGTATCCACGGCGACTGCCTGCAGCAGGCCAAGGCGGACGGCGCCAAGCTCGTCCAGGAGGCCACATGCAGCGCCTGACCCTCATCGCCTGCAGCAAGGCCAAGCTGCCGCACGCCGCCCAAGCGCGCGACCTCTACCAGGGCGACCTGTTCCGCAAGGCTCGCGCCTGGGCTGAGAAGCGCGGCGCGCGCTGGCTGATCCTGTCGGCGCGCCACGGCCTCGTGCAGCCTCAGCACTGGCTCGCGCCCTACAACGAGACGCTGGCCGATCTGCCGCGCTCTCAGCGCTTCCACTGGGGCGAACGCGTGCGCGCGCAGCTCGATGCCCTGGACCAGCTCCAGCAGCCGCTGGAGATCCTGGCCGGCCGCGCGTACCGCGGCGCATGGACCGTCGGGCTCGATGTCACCGTGCCGCTGGCCGGGCTGGGCATTGGCGCGCAGAAGGCTCGACTGGCGGCGATGCTGAAGGGCGGTGCAGCATGAGCGCCGTCACCCGTCCCGTGCTCCGGTACCACGGAGGCAAGTTCCGACTGGCCGACTGGCTGACGCAGTACTTCCCGCCCCACCAGGTCTACGTCGAACCCTACGGCGGCGCCGCTTCGGTGCTGCTGCGCAAGCTGAGGGCGCCGAACGAGCTCTACAACGAGCTGAACCCGGAGATCTGCAACGTGTTCCGCGTGCTGCGCAACAGCGATAGCGCGGAGCGGCTGCGCACCCTGATTGAGCTGACGCCCTTTGCCCGAGAGGAGTTCGAGGCCTGCTACGAGCCCGCGGACGATCCCGTGGAGCAGGCCCGGCGCACCGTGGCGCGCGCCTTCATGGGGTTTGGCTCCGGCGCAGCCTTCTCGAAGCACGCCACTGGCTTCCGCGCAGGCCTGCGCCAGGCCGACAGAAGCGCGGCCTTCGACCTGCTGACGTGGCCGGACTGCGTGCCCGCGTTCGTGGATCGCCTGCGCGGCGTCGTGATCGAGCAGCGCGACGCTCTGGAGGTGATGCAGGCGAACGACGGCGCCGAAACGCTGTTCTATGTCGATCCGCCCTATGTCCTGTCCACCCGCGGCAACGCGCGCGGCGTGCGCCAGAAGTACGCCATCGAGATGACGGACGATGACCACCGCGAGCTGGCCGGCGTGCTGCACGGTCTGCGCGGCATGGTGGTGCTCAGCGGCTACCCGTGTGAGTTGTACGACCAGGAGCTTTTCCCGGGGTGGCGGCGACACGAGCGAGAAACGCGGGCCGATGGCGCGCGCGAGCGCACCGAGGTGCTGTGGTTGAACCCGGTGTGCAGCGCCGCACTGGATGCGCAGGGCCGGCAGCACTGCCTCTCGCTGGAGGTCGCCGCATGAAGCCGGGCATCGTCATCCCCCCGGTGGTGCCCGCTGAGGACCGCCGCAGCGGCATCGAGCGCCGCCAAGGCCCAGCCGAGCGCCGGGCCGAATCCGACACCCCCGACCGCCGCCGCGGCCAGGAGCGCCGCGCCGCTGTGCGCGACGTGCAGCAGCTGGCGCGCGAGCACGGAATCACCGACGACGAGATCCGCGCGATCGCGGCTGAGCTGGCCGAGCAGCAGGAGTAGTAGTACATGGCCGGTTTTGACTGGTTTCGCTGGCACCAAGGCAGCGTCACAGATCCCAAGTTTGGCCTGGTGGCCAAGAAGGCCGGCGCCCGCCGCGGCGACGTCCTGTCGGTGTGGGCCTGTCTGCTTGAAGCGGCCAGCGCTGCCGAGGACCGCGGCAACCCCGGCACTCCCGATTTCGAGGCGCTGGACTACCTGCTTGACCTGGACGAGGGCACGGCGCAACGCATCTACGAGCGCATGTGCGAGCGCAACCTCGTTGACGCCGCGACCGGTCGCATCGTCGCGTGGGAGAAACGCCAGCCCAAGCGCGAGCGCGAAGACGACACCAGCACCGACCGCGTGCGGGCATACCGGGAGCGGAAGCGCCAAGAGGCGGCAGGCAACACCACGTCGGGCGATGAAACGCCACGAAACGCCAGTGAAACGGCGGGAACGCCTAGAGAAGAGAAGAGTAGAGAAGAAGAGAAAGACACACACACAGAGCGCGAAGGCGCTGCGTGTGTGGGCGTGAACGTCGACGGCTTCGAACCCACCCCGGCGGGCCGTGTGTGCCGCGTCATGCGGGCCGAGGGCATCGCCGACGTCAACCCCGGGCACCCGGAGCTCCGCACGCTGCTGGAGGCTGGCGCCACCGACGAGGAGTTCGCCGGCGCGGCCCGCACGGCGGCCAGCAAGCGCAAGGGTTTCGCCTACGCCCTGGGCACGCTGACGCGCCAGCGCCAGGAGGCCGCCCAGAAGGCCGAGGGCCTGCACCGGGGCGCCATGCCGCCCAGCACGCCGCCGCCCACCGTGCCGAGCAGCGAGCCGGAGAAAACCCAGGCGTACCTCGCCACCCAGACGCTCACGCCGGAGCAGAGGGCCCGCGAGGCCGAGCGAGCCGCCGAGATCCGCCGCCAGCGCGGGCTGGGACGGGACGCGAGGGCCTCGCCGTGAGGTGCGGCTACTGGCCGTGCGGCTGGTGCGGAGAGAAGGGCCGATGCCGACGCGAGAGGGCGCGTCGACGCAGGGCGAAGAGGGTGGTGCTGGGGTTCCTGGTGCTGCTGGTGATGACGGGAGCGCTGCTCTGGGCAGCGATAGGGAGCTGAGGATGATCGAGATCGAAAAATGCGAGGTGCCGCGGGGCTTGAGCCGCCGCGAGTGGCTGTGGCTCGGCGCGGTGGCGCTGCTGCTGGTACCGGCCGCCATAGGGCTGGGCGTCGGCCTGGGCATGGCTCAGGACTGGTTGCGTGGAGTGCGGCTGTGAAGGGCTACCAGGGACAAGCTGCCGACGAATTCCGCTTCGGCACCGGAAGCCGGCTGCAGCAGGCGATGGTGGCCGCGCGCTCGAAGCCCGGCCACGGCCGCGCCGAGACGGGGAACCGCCTCATGCCGGATTGCCACGGCGGCCCGCTGGATGCGCCGGACTACATGCCCGGCGGCTCGGTGCTCGACTGCGACATTCGCGGCGCAGCTCAGGCAATCGCGTACCGGTGGGGTGTGCTGTGATCCTGGTCCCGATCCGCACCGGCCGTGGCCAGAACGACCGCGGCCACTGGCGCAAGAAGCACCGGAGCACGAAGAACCAGGGGAGCGCCGTAGCGTGGCTGCTCGCGCGCGCCACGAAGCCACAGATCCCGTGCACGGTGCTGCTCACGCGCGTGGCGCCGTCGGACGGCCTGGACGACGACAACCTGGCCGGGAGCCTCAAGGCCGTGCGCGACGCCGTCGCGAAGTGGCTCGGCGTCGACGACAAGCACCGCGACCAGGTGCGCTACCGCTACGCGCAGTGCCGCGGCGAGTGGGGCGTGCGCATCGAGTTCGGGCCGCCCGTGCCCGGCGCGCAGCACGTGCTGGAGTTCGCGGCGTGACGCCCGCCGCCCGCGTCCAGGCCCGCGCCGTCGAGCTGCTCGAAGCGGGCCAGCTCGGCGTGGCCACGGACGCGCAGTCGCACCACGGCTGGGTGCTCGTGGGCTATGCCGTGCCCGGTGCGGCCGCAGTGATCCAGGTCCCGGCTGCGGAGTGGGATTGGCCTGAGTTCGCAAAGCTGCTCGGGTTCGAGCTCCAGGCGCTGCTGCCGCGCGGCCCAGACATCGAGGAGCTGCGCAAGACGCACGCAAGGCGCCGCTGACGCGCCGTTACCGCGTGCGGGCTCAACAGGCCGGCGCGCATGGCGAAAACGAAGAAGGCCGCTCAGCGGCGAGGGAGTTGGAATGCAAGGTGTTTTCTCATCGGTCGGTCAAGCGCTGCACGTGTCGTTCCTCATGGAGATCTGCCCGGCGACGCAGCAGTGCAGCACGCAGGTGCTGCTGGAGTGGCTCAAGCGTGAGGCCGGCATCCGACCCGAAGAGCGCGATGAGGAAACGCGCACGCTGGACTTCCGCGGTCTGCAGCCGCTCGAGGTGCGAGGACAGTGCTCACAGGTCCGCGGCGTGGCGCTCAATCACCTGCCCGGGCCCGAGCGCGATGTGATCTGGGCTCGCTACGGGCACCAGGTCACCCGCGCCAAGGGCGTTGCCGGGGTAGCCGAGTACCTGCGACCGCTGACCGGCATCCACGGCGAGCTGGTGATGAAGGCGCTGGTCTATTCCGTGGTCCTGCCCGGGGATGAGAACGCGTGGTCCCTGCGGCAGATGAGTCAGGAATTCGGCGTGCCATACAGCCGCCTACAGCGCGCGGCCCTGGTGGTGCGGGAGCACGTCAAGGCGCTGCGCCGCGCCGCTGAAGCCCGCCTGCAGCCGCTGTTCGAGCGTACCGAGCTGGTGGTTGAGGAAAACGTCGCGGACGAAACCTTACAAGCCGCTTGACGCCGCGAATCAAAACTGACACATTTTTGCCAATCTCACCGCACCCCCGCCCAGCAGCAGCTCGGCGGGGGTTTTTGCTTTCTGGAGCCCGAATGTCCCTCATCAAGCCCACCGTCGGCCGCGTCGTTCTCTTCATGGCCGGCGCCGCTGTTCTGCCCGGCTTCGCCAAGCCCTCCGAAGGCGAGCCCTGCGCTGCGCTGGTGGCGCGCGTCTGGAGCGACCGCTGCGTCAACCTGTCGGTGTTCGATGCCAACGGCGTGCCCTTCCACTTCACCAGCGTGAAGCTGCTCCAGGAAGACGACGTCGCGCCCGAGGGCTTGATGCACGCGAAGTGGATGGACTACCAAAAGGGCCAGGCCGCGAAGGCCGAGCAGCTGGAGGCCAAGCTGGCCGAGCCCGTGGTGGGCGGCACGCCCATTACCGACGCCGACATCGAGCGCGTGATCGTGGCCGCCGGCAAGACCGCGCCCCGCATCACGCCCACGCAGATCGAAAAGCTGATGCAGCGCGTGGACTACAAGCTGGCCGTGCGCCAAGCCGACGACACCAGCACCTTCGTGCACGCCTACCTGGACGGCCGCTTCTTCCTGGCCAGCGGCCACAGCGCCTGCGTGGACCCCGCCAACTTCGACGCGGACATCGGCTTCAAGATCGCCATGGGCAAGGCCCAGGCTGCCGCCCGCGATGAGCTGTGGAAGCTGGAGGGCTACCGCCTGTTCCAGCAGCTGGCCGCCGCCTAACCCGACAACACCCGCGAGAGCACACAGCCCGGGTGTGAGGCCGGCGGGCAAACCGGCCTGCGTCACCGCCGCGCGCATCCGCGGTTTCCGGGCGCGATGAGAACGGCAGGCGCTGCGCCATAAGGCGTGCCCTTCGGGGAAGTCGAAGCGCCACCCCCAACACCCCACCACCTGCACACGATGAAGAAGCTCGCCCCGAAGCAAGCCGAGTTCGTCAGGCAGTACCTGGTGGACCTGAACGCGACGCAAGCCGCCATCCGCGCCGGCTACAGCGTTCGCAACGCCGAGAGCATCGCCTACCAGCTGCTCCAGAAAACTCCAGTCCGCGAGGCCATACAGGCCGCGATGGAGGAGCGCAGCAAGCGCACCGAGATCACTGCAGACCGGGTGCTGCAGGAGCTGGCCAGGATGGCCTTCTTCGACGCCCGCCGGCTCTTCGCCGACAACGGCGAGCCGCTGCCTGTGACTGCCATGGACGAGGACACCGCGCGCGCCGTGGTGGGCCTGGACGTGGCGACGATCGGCAACGGCGAGGTGGGCATCAGCCAGGTGATGAAGCTCAAGCTGGCCGACAAGAAGGGCGCGCTCGAGCTGCTCGGCCGCCACCTGGGGATGTGGAAGGACAAGACCGAGCTGACGGGCCCCAACGGCGGCCCGCTGCAGCAGAACGTCCAGATTGAGTTCGTGGCGCCCACCGAGCGGCCGAAGGAATGAAGGCGCAGTTCCCCGAGAAGCTGCGCATCCTCTTCGAGCCTTCCCGGTACAAGTTCATCCGCGGCGGCCGTGGCTCCGGCAAGAGCTGGGGCGTGGCGCGTGGACTGCTGCTGCTCGGCGCGAGCCGACCGCTGCGCATCCTGTGCACCCGCGAGATCCAGAAGAGCATCAAGCAGTCTGTGCACCAGCTGCTGCGCGATCAGATCGCCGCGCTGGGCCTGAGCAGCTTCTACGAGGTCCTGGAGACCGAGATTCGCGGGCGTAACGGCACGCAGTTCTTCTTCTCCGGCCTGAGCGATCAGACGGCCGACAGCATCAAGTCGTTTGAAGGCTGCGACATCGTCTGGTGTGAAGAGGCCCAGACGATCACGGCGCGGTCCTGGCGCATCCTGGTGCCGACGATCCGCAAGGAAGGCTCCGAGATCTGGGCGACCTACAACCCGGAGCTGGAGAGCGACGAGACGCACCAGATGGCCGTGATCCGGCCGGCGCCGGGAACCATCTCGATCGAGATGAACTGGCAGGACAACCCGTGGTTTCCGGCAGTGCTGGAGACCGAGCGGCTGCACGCGAAGGCGACCATGAGCGAGGCCGACTACAACCACGTGTGGGGCGGCAAGTGCAAGCCCGCCGTGGAGGGCGCGATCTACTTCAACGAGGTTGCCAAGGCCGAGGAGGAGGGGCGCTTCACCCGCGTGCCCTACGACCCGCTGCTGAAGCTGCACACGATCTGGGACCTGGGCTGGAACGACTCCATGTCCATCATCCTGGCGCAGCGCGCGGCCAGCGAGATCCGCGTGGTGGACTACATCGAGGACTCGCACCGGGCGCTGCCGGACTACGTGCGCGAGCTCACCGAGGTGCCGCGCAACTGGGGCGACGACTGGCTGCCGCACGACGGCTTTGCGGTGCGCCACCAGACCGGTAAGAGCGACGAGCAGGTGCTGAAGGCGCTGGGCCGCAGCGTCAAGCAGACGCCCAACGTCGAAGTGGAGCAGGGCATTCGCACGGCGCGCTTGGTGTTCCCGCGCATCTGGTTCAACACCGAGGCGCCGGGCGTCAAGCGGCTGATCGAGTGCTTGAAGCGCTACCGCCGCAACGTCAGCACCAAGACGGGCGAAGGTGGCACGCCGCTGCACGACCAGTACAGCCACGGCGCGGACGCGTTCCGCTACCTGTGCCTGGACGCCGACCAGCTGACCAACGCCGCGCGCGAGCGCCGCACCATTCAACTTTCTGAGCCCGGGACCTGGGCGGGCTGACACCCATGGCACAAGACACCCTTCAGCGCAGCAAGGAGCGCTACCAGGACGCGCTGGACGAGATGTCCGAGACGCACCAGCGCATCCTGGAAGATCTGCGCTTCAGCAACCCGGCCAAGCCCGAGCAGTGGCCGGCCGAGATGCTGCAGGCCCGCAAGGCGCGGCCTGCGTACACCTTCGACCGCACGAACCAATTCATCCAGCAGGTGGTGAATGACGCGCGGCAGAACAAGCCCAGCATCGAGGTCCTGCCGGCCGATAGCGTCGCCGACCCGGCCGTGGCCGAGCAGATCGGCGGGATGATCCGGCACATCGAGTACGTGAGCCGCGCGGGCATCGCCTACGACACGGCCATAGAGCTCAGCGCTCGCGCTGGCCTGGGCTGGCTGCGCGTGGTGCCGCAGGTAATGCGGCCGGAGACGAACGAGCAGGAAATCCGCATCCTGCGCGCCCACGACCCGCTGAGCTGCATGCTGGAAGCCGGCTGGACGCAGCCTGACGGCTCGGACGCCACGGTCGGCTGGGCCACCACGATGATGCCCAGGCGCGCCTTCAAAGCGCGCTGGCCCAAGGCCTCAGCCACGGCCGACTGGGACGACGGCGGCGGCATCTGGACGCAGGCGAACGCCGACCTGGTCCGCATCGCCGAAGAGTTCGAAGTCGCCGAGTCGCTGCGCAACAGCCTGGAGATCGTGCTGCCCGACGGCTCGCAGCAGCTCCTGGCGGAAGACGAGTACTGGACCCGGGCGCAGGAGCTGGGCTTTCAGCCGCGGGTGCTGCGCCAGTTCGAAGCGACCGAGCGCAGCGTGAAGTGGCGGCACCTGACCGGCGCCGAGGTCCTCGAGGAGACCGACTTCCCGTCGCAGTTCCTGCCTATCATCCCGGTGCTGGGCTTCGAGCTGTGGGTGGATGGCAAGCGCTACCTGTGCGGCCTCACGCGCCGCCTGATGGACGGCCAGCGGCTGCACAACTACGAGATGACGGCGCTGGCCGAGGCGCTGGCCACGCAGCCGAAGGCGCCCTTCGTGGCGCCGGCGGAGGCGATCGCCGGGCATGAACGGCACTGGGAGCGGCTGAACAGCGGCAACCCCAGCTACCTGCCGTACAACCACGTGGACGCCGAGAACAACCCGGTGCCGCCGCCCACGCGCCTGAACCCGCCCACGATGCCCGCGGGCTTCGCCCAGAGCGCGGTGCTGGCCGGCCAGGAGATGGAAGCGGCTGTCGGCATGTACAAGGCCAACCTCGGCGCCCAGGGCAACGAGCGCAGCGGCCGCGCGATCAATGCGCGGCGCCAGGAGGGCGACACCGCCACCTTCCACTTCATCGACAACCTGGCGCGCTCCATCGAGCAGCTCGGCCGCGTCGCGGTGGACATGATCCCGCGCGTCTACGACACGCCGCGGCGCGCCCGCATCCTGGGCGTAAACGGCGAGCAGAGCTTCGTGCACGTGGACCCGGGCCTGAAGGCGCCGGCGCGGCACGACGGCAAAGCCGTGGTGGCCATCAACCCTGGCGTGGGCGCCTATGACGTGCGCGTGAAGGTGGGCCCGGCCTACAGCACGCAGCGGCAGGAGGCTGCGCTGCAGCTCACGGAGCTGGTGCGCGCGACGCCGCAGCTGATGCCGGTGCTGGGCCCCATGTGGGCGCGGCTGCAGGATTTCCCCGAGGCCGACAAGCTGGCCAAGGTGCTGCTGACCATGGCGCCGCCGGCGGTGCAGCAGCTCGAGGGCGTGGAGCAGGGCGGCCAACCGCAGATCCCACCCGAGGTGCAGCAGCAGATGCAGCAGGCCCAGGAGCACATCCGGCAGTTGGAGCAGGCGTTGCAGCAGGCGCAGGCCGGGCTGGACAAGGCGCAGATCCAGGCCGAGGCGCAGATCGAGGTGGCGCGCATCAACGCCACCAGCCGCCAGGACGTCGAGGAGCTGAAGGGCTGGGTGCAGTTGCTCATCCAGAAGATGCAGCCGCCACCGCAGCTCACCGCGCAAGCACTCACCGAAGGCCCCCACGAGGGGCCTTCTTCTTTTCCGCCCCCTGAGCCTGTCGCGCCCGGGGACCAGGTGAACAGCGACCCGCACCAGGCGGACCCTGGGCAGCAATTCATGGGATGACCATGCACGTTGAAGGAAACACCGAGCAGCAGACCGGCACCACCCCGCCGGCCAATGACCAGCAGCAGACGCAACAGCAGCTCCCCGCGGGCGGCGATGGCGCAGGCGCTGGCACTGCTCAGATCGAGGGGCAGCAGCAGGAAGGCCAGCAAGGCCAGGAGCAGCAACAGCAGCAGCGCGACGAGCAGGGCCGGTTCAAGCCGGGCGTGCAGAAGCGCATCGACGAGCTAACGCGGCAGCGGCATGAGGCCGAACGTCGCGCCAGCGAGCTCGAGCAGCGGCTGCAGCAACTGCAGAGCGGGACGCAAACCTCGGGCCAAGCGCCCGCCACCAAGCCCGACCCGCGGCAGTTCGAGGACTACGGCGACTACGTCGCCGCGCTGACCAAGTACGAGGCCGCGCAGATGCTCAGCGCGCGCGACCAGCAGCAGGCGCAGGCGCTGCAGCAGCAGCGTCAGCAGCTCACGCAGCAAGCCGAGCAGGCCCGGGCCGAGGCCTGGACCGAACGGCAGGCCGCCGTACGCCAGGCGCTGCCCGACTACGACGCCGTCATGTCCGCCGCGGCGAACGTGCACGTGTCGCAGGCGGTGCAGGAAGCCATCCTGGACAGCGACCGCGGTCCGGAGCTGGCCTACCACCTGGCCAAGAACCCGCAGCTCGCGCAGCAGCTCAGCGGCATGTCCGCGCGGCAGGTTGATCGCGAGATCGGCCGCCTGGAAGAGCGCCTGGCCCGTCCTGCGCCGCCCCCTGTCTCCAAGGCGCCGCCGCCGCTGAAGCCGCTCACCGGCTCCGGCGCGGCAGCGAAAGACCCGTCCCAGATGACCGATGCGGAATACCGCGCGTGGCGTCTGTCCCAGAAAAAGTGATTCAAGGAACCTGAACCATGAGCAACCAGCTCAAAGTCCACCAGATCATTGCCCGCGCCGCAGCCGAGCTGCTGGAAGAGTCGGCGCCCTTCCTGACCCAGGCCAATCGCGAACGCGAGGAGGACCTGGCCAAGGACATGAACGGCTACAAGACCGGCCAGTCGGTGACCATCACCGTGCCGCGCTCCGGCAAGGTCTACGACGGCCCCACGTTCGCCGGCGGCGGTGCGGCCGAGGATGTCGTGGAAGACAGCGTGACGCTGGCCCTGGACATCCACAAGCACTGCGGCGTCACGTTCTCCGCCAAGGAGATCCTGACCGACGTCACCGACTGGAAGGAGCGCATCCTGCGCCCGCAGATCAGCACGCTGGCTGCGTCGCTGGAAGCGGAGTTCATCCGCCGCGCCGTCATCGCAACGCCCAACCTCGTGGGCACGCCGGGCACCACCCCCAGCTCGATGAAGACCTTCAGCCAGGCGCGCCAGAAGCTGCAGCAGTTCCTGGCTCCGACCGATCCGCGCGCCTGCCTCATGTCGTCCGAGGCCAACGTGGAGCTGGTGGACGCGTCCAAGGCGCTGTTCAACCCCGTTCCGACCATCGCCAAGGCCTACAAGGAAGGCACGGTCACTGGCATGGCCCAGGGCGCGACGTTCTTCGAGTGCGTCAATCTGCCGGTGGTCACCAACGGCTCGAAGGTGGCCAGCGTGACCGTCAGCGGCGCCGGCCAGACTGGCAACACCCTGGTGGTGGGCGGTCTGACCGCCGGCGACACGTTCAAGCAAGGGCAGGTCTTCACCTGTGGCGTGTACGCGGTCCACCCGCTGACCGGCCAGGTCTACGGCGGACTGCAGCAGTTCGTCATCACGGCCGACGTGACCGCTGCCGGCGCGACCGCCTCGCTGCCGATCTACCCGGCCATCGACGCCTCCATGCCCGGCCAGACCGTCAGCGCCTCGCCGGCCAACGGCGCCGCACTGACCTTCGTCGGCGCGGCCAGTACCGGCTACGTGAACAGCCTGATGTTCCAGCGCGACGCCTTCACCATTGCCAGCAAGCCGCTGAAGGTGGTGGCCGGCGCCGAGGGCTACGTCTACAAGGCCAACGGCATCGCGCTGACGGTGCAGACCTTCGGCAACGGCTCGAACCTGACGGAATCGACCCGCATCGACTTCCTGGGCGGCTTTGCCGCGGTGCGCGGCATCCACGCCTGCCGCGTCATCCAGTAAGCGTCACCACCACCTTCAGACGGGCCTTCGGGCCCGTTTCCTCCTTCAGGAGCACACATGCAATTCCAGGAATACCCGAAAGCCCTGTACCCGGCCGGCGACGAGAAGGCCGAGCCCGTCATCGTCAAGAACAAGGAAGAGGAGGATGCGCAGCGCGCCGCCGGCTTCCGCGGCATCGGCGAGCCCGAGCCCAAGGCGAAGAAGTAAGATGACCATCGCGCTGGACATCATCAAGGGCGCGCTGCGGCTGATCGGCGCCATCGCGACCGGCGAGACGCCCAGCGCCCCCGAGGCTCAGGACGCCCTGAGCACGCTCAACGACATCCTTGAGAGCTGGGGCCTGGAGCGGCTCACGGTCTACACGCGCCAGGAGCAGCAGTTCCAGACCGTCGCAGGGCAGCAGGAATATCGCCTGGGCCCTGGCGGCGACTGGGACGGTGCGCGGCCGGTGTCGATCATCAGCGCCGTGGTGCACGTCGACGGCCTCGATCGCGATCTGCAGCTCATCAGCCTCACGCGCTGGGACGAGATCCAGAACCGGGCGCTGCAGAACACGCCGTGCGCGCTGGTCTACCGCCCCGACTTCCCGCAGGGCCTGGTGCGGCTGTGGCCGGCGCCGCAGGGCGCGCTGCAGATCACGCTGGCCAGCGCACTGCCGTTCACGCCGCTGACAAACGCGGCGCAGCAGCTGGTGATGCCGCCGGGCTACGCACGGGCGCTGCGCTACGCGCTGGCGGTGGAGCTGGCACCCGAGTACGGCGCCGAGCTGCGCGCCGACGTCATCGCGATCGCGCGCGACAGCAAGGCCGACATCAAGCGGGCCAACATCCCCGATCCGCCGGAGCTCGAGGTGGTGCCGCGGCGCCTGAGCGGCCAGGCCGCGTTCCTCGCAGGAGACATCTACTGATGCCCACCCTTGGTGACTTGATGAGTGCCGGCCGCAGCGCTGGCACCACGCTGCGCGACCTGGCGCAGGGCGCATCCAACAGCGTCGCGGGCAACGTCTCGATGCCCGTGGACGCCCTCGCGGCGCTGATGCGCGCCGCCGGCGTGCCGGTGCCCGAGGACGCGGTGGGCAGCTCCGAATGGATGCGCCGCATGGGCCTGACGCGCGAACCCGAGGGCAAGCTGGCCGGCAGCCTGGGCGAGAGCCTGGGCGGCGCAGTGCCGGGCCTCGTCGGCATGAAGGCCGCTGGCGCCACGGCGCGGCTCGTTGACGACGCGTTGGCCGGCAAGGCCTTGGGCCTCGCCGCTGGCCGCTGAGCCCGCCAGACCCATCAACCGGCCCGCCTCGCGCGGCCTTCTTCTTTCCGCCATGGCTGCCAACCCGTTTCCCTTCGTGGGCGCGTCCTACGAGGCGCGCTCGCGCGCGTTCGACTCGCAACGCTGCGTGAACCTCTATCCGGAGGTGAGCGGCAGCGGCACGAGCAAGAGCGTGGCCATGCTCATCGGCACGCCGGGGCTCGCGACCTGGTGCACGCTGCCCGCCGGGCCGGTGCGCGGCCTGCTGCGCTTCGACGCCGACACGCTGATCGCTGTGGGCGGATCAACGGTCTACCGCATCACCGCCGCTGGCGCGATCTACCCGCTGGGCACTGTCTCGCCGGGGCTGACGCCCGTCAGCATGGCCAGCAACGGGACCACGGTGCTGATCGCCACAGGCGCGGCGCTGTGGGCCGTTGATCCCGTTGCCGGCACCGTCACGAGCCTGGGCCGCGCTGCCTCGCGCGTGGACTTCATCGACGGCTACTTCGTCTTCGACGAGCCCGGTACCGGCCGCTTCCACATCACGAGCCTGTACGGCACGGCGGTGGACGATCTGGACTTCGCCACGGCCGAGGGCGCGCCTGACCAGCTGGTGAGCCTGATCGTTGACCACCGCGAGCTGTGGCTGTTCGGCGAGGCCAGCACCGAGGTGTTCTTCAACAGCGGCAACAGCGACTTTCCCTTCGAGCGCATCCAGGGCGCTTTCCTGGAAGTAGGCTGCGCCGCGCCGGGCTCGGTGGCCAAGCTCGACAACAGCGTCTTCTGGCTCGACGATAAGGGCATGGTGCAGCGCGCCGCCGGCTATCAGCCGCAGCGCGTGAGCACGCACGCGATCGAGTTCGCGCTGGCCGAGGCCGGCAACCTGAGCAGCGCCGTTGCGTGGACGTACCACCAGGAGGGCCATGCCTTCTATGCGCTGAGCGCAGGCGACCGCACCTGGTGCTTCGACGCAGCCACCGGCCTATGGCACGAGCGCGCATGGCGCGATGCGAATGGCCTGCTGCACGCGCACCGCGCGCAGTGCTGCTTCGAATTCGCCGGCCACACGCTGGCGGGCGACCGCGAGACCGGCGCGATCTACCGCCTGGATCTCGACACCTACACCGACGCCGGCGCCGCGCTCCCGCGCATCCGGCAGTGCCCGCACATCGCCGCAGCGGGCCGGCGGCAGTTCTTCCGTTCGCTGCAGGTGGACATGGAGGCGGGCGTCGGCCTGGCCAGCGGCCAGGGCAGTGACCCGCAGGCCGTCTTGCAGTGGAGCGACGACGGCGGCGCCACGTGGAGCTCCGAGCTGTGGGCCTCCGTTGGCCGCATGGGCGAGCGCCAGGCGCGCGCGCTCTGGCGGCGCCTGGGCAGCGCCCGCGACCGCGTCTTCCGTCTGACCATCACCGACCCCGTGCGGGTCGTCATCACCGGCGCCACGCTCGATGCGGCGGCCGGCACTTCGTGAGAGAGCACATGCAGATCAGCCTCAACGTCCCGGCCGCGAACAGCACGCAGGCCATCGCGATCAGCAGCGCGTCCGCGCAGTCGGCGCCGCTCAACGGCGGGTATGTCGTCGTGACCGCAACCGTGGACTGCTTTGTCCTGCGCGGCGGCAACCCGACCGCGGCCGTGCCGACGGCGGGTGGCGCCAATGGCGCGTTGCCGCTGCTGGCTGGCGTGCAGTACCGCCTGACCGGCATTGCCGAAGGCGAGCGCCTGGCGTTCGTGTGCGCCGCCGGTGGTTCTGGCACGGCTTACGTGACCCCGGGGGCGTAATGCTGGGTCTCGGTATCCGAGGAGCGGGGCTGAACCTCCGGCGCGGTGCAGCGCTTGACCTGCGCTTTGACCGTGGCGCCATCGACCCTCGCATCTCGTTCAGCCGCCCCAGCACGGCCACGCGCGTCAACGCGGCCGGCCTGCTGGAGACGGTGGCCTCAGGCGCGCCGCGCATCGACTACGACCCGGTGACGCTCGCCGTGCGGGGGTTGTTGATCGAGGAGCAGAGGTCGAACCTGCT